CTAAAAGCTCAGCACCAACAACCGATAATGATGGCGGTACACTTATAACAGGCGCGCAGTATTTCGACACCTCATCAAACGCTATGAAAATATGGACAGGTACAGCTTGGGCAACCCCAGTAGCTATATCATACAATGCCGACGATATTACTACTGGTAAGATAGATATATCTCTACTAGACGACGGTTCTATCACAAAAGCTAAAATAGCGTCAGGTGTGGTAGGGTTACCCACCCACATAATTGCAACTGTTAACGGTATATTTTTTGTGCGAAATACAGATGGTTCATTGCCAACAGGGATAACCGCGGCTAATGTTTGGTCGTTAACAGACCAATCAACCGCCTTAGGTGGCACCGCACCTAGTGGTAAAAACCACATAGAATTACCTGCTGGAAAAGTAATCTTTAAAATAGCAGGTGCAGGCGGTGGCGGCGGCGCTATTGGCACTGGGTCAGACGGTGGAGATACCACTTTATTCGGTTGCACATCAAAAGGCGGAATATATGGGCAAAGAGCGAGCCATGTCTCAATCGGGAGAGCATTGGCAGTAGGTACAATAGCTAGTGGGCTAAACGGTATAGTTAAACTTTCCGGCGGTGGCGAAGGTGGACAAGCAGGTGGAGCCGATAATAACGGACTAGGTGGTGACGGTCTATCAGGTAACTTACTTATAGTTGTGAAAGAAATGACAGCAGGCGATACAGAGTCCTTTACATTAGGCATTGGTGGTACAGGTTCGATAATTGGTAGCGGTGGAGATTCTAATGCCCGAGCTAGCAGTGGTAAAAATGGCTTCATAGAAGCCGAGTATATTAATTAAAAAGGAAAAAAATATGACTGATGAAAATATAGTAAACTGTATATCGATAGATGAAAGCGGTAAAGTAGTAAATATCACTAGGGGTTTAGACCAAACACAAAATTCTATATGTGTAAATATGACTGATGAGTTTAAATACGTTCAAATAGGTGACACTATGAAAGGTGAGATAGTAGAACGCGATACTGAAATGGGTAGGGCGTATGGTTTAAGAACTATTATTGACCCTGAATGGGTAAAAAGACCTTTAACACCGGAAGAGTTAAAAGAAAAGTGGCGTATGGAAAAACACCAGCTGGAAAATGAAATTAGAGAGGTTCAATTTCAAATAATGTTTGACAACGCAATGGGTCTTGCGGATAAATTACAAAAAGATAAAGAAATTTATTATGCATTAGACGCTAAGCTAGCCGAATTAATAGCAAACGAACCACAAGGGTAGGGTATGACAAACGCCACTTTGACCGAAGCAATAAAAGAAGCGTACGCGTCGGCGCCGTCTGTAGGTGTTCTATTGGACACCTTGGAAATACGCCACTCCGCTTTTATAGATGATGACGGTAACGCCACAGCTATAAGGGTTGTTAAAGACCATAAAAATTTAGAGGCATTTCTTGAACAAGACGCGCCTCTAAACGGCGGTGAGGAAGTTACTTTTATAGCGTATTCGTTTACCATTGATTTACCTCACGTTGACGACAAGGCAAGCCCACGTGCAGTTATAACAATTGACAACGTTAGTCGCGAAATAATCGAAAATATAGAGCGAGCGGTGGAGTCGCAAGAAGTAATCAAAGTGACTTACCGCCCGTATTTAACTAACGATTTAAGTACGCCACAACATAACCCACCGCTTCATTTAGTATTGAGTGAGATAGAGGCAAACGTGAACAAGATAACAGCAAAAGCAAGCTTCGGTGATTTAGCCAACAAAGCTTTTCCTAACGATACATACACGCCATCTCGTTTCCCAGGGCTTGGGAGGTAATAATGCATTGGGCGACTAATTACATCGGCATACCTTGGGTGTTTGGCGGTAGAGATATACTTAATGACGGTGGTGTAGATTGCTACGGGTTTTTTAAATATATACAAAAAACATATTATGGCGTGACTACTGATGAGGTAATAATCGATGAGTATAATCATCGTAATGTGATTAAAACATTTGACACAGCGTCGGAATTCAAAAATTGGCGTGTGGTTGATACACCAAGCGACGGGGACGCTGTTTTATTACGCACTGCTAAATATCCTAGTCATATTGGCGTGTGGTTAGATAACGGCGATGACGTCAAGGGTGTTTTACATTGTGTTGAAAAGACAGGCGTAGTATACACCAATATAGCTAGTCTAGAACTAGCCCACTGGAGAATAGCAAGCTATTATAGGCATACGACGAAAGGTAATATTAATGACAAGTAACGCAACTATTGTGCGCGCAAATAATCCACTTAATCCTGCTCACGATAAACAAGTTGAGCAGATTACACCAGGCATAACTATTCAAAGTTGGGTAGATGATAACCCTAGCGTCTTATCAGGCGCGGTTATATGTGTATTTAACGGTGAGCCGTTGTTACGTGGCCAATGGTCTAACACTATCATACAATCGGACAATATGGTTGTATTTTTACGACTGCCACAAGGCGGCGGTAGAGGCGGTGGTAAAAATCCACTGCTTGCAGTATCCGGCCTAGCATTAATGACGGCGGGCGCTTTATTTACCGGCGGTGTTATGGCGGTATCATTAGTAGGTGTTGGTGCAGCGTTAAGTATTGTTGGGGCGGGTATATTAGGAGTGCCTACCATACCGTCTACCGACCAAGCCAACCAATTAGCCGCGCCTAGTCCTACTTATTCATTATCCGCAAGGGGCAATGTAGCGCGATTAGGTGAAGCTATACCAGTGGTGTACGGCAAACATTTAATATATCTGGATTTTGCAACTCAACCATATTCGGAATATATTAATAATGAACAATATCTGTACCATCTTATGATAATCGGGCAAGGTTCTTATGAGTTGCACAATGTAAATATAGATGACACCGCGGTTGCTGATTTTGACGAAGTAACCTACCAAAAGGTGGAGCCTAACGGTAGTATAACATTATTTGAGAGCAATGTAGTAACTGCGCTAGAAGTATCTAGCCAAGAACTAAAAGGACCCAACGTTGATGATATATATGTGGGGCCATTTACTATTAATCCCGCTGAAACAACTGCCGATAAAATAGCCATCGACGTGGTGTTGCCAGGAGGTTTATATTCAATCAATAGCTCAGGAGGTCTTGATAATCAGTCGGTTACTTTTAAAATAGAAGCGAGAGTAGTTGATGACGACGGTAATTCATCTGGTTCTTGGATTGTTGTTGCGACAGAAACTATCACTGATAATACTAATTCTGCAATTCGCAAAACATATAAATACGATATGGCCTCTAGCGCACGTTATGAGGTTAGACTTAAACGAACGTCTAACCAAAGTTCAAGCACCACTATAGCTGATGAGATAAGATGGACAGGTGCAAAAGCGTATTTAACAGACACTATCAGCTATGGTAACGTTACGCTAATAGCGGTTAAAATGAAAGCAACGGATAATTTATCCGGCCGTTCATCACGTAAAGTTAATTGCCTTGTCACGCGCAAGTTATCTAAATGGCACCCTACCACGGGTTGGTCGTCTTTAACGGCCACACAATCGGTAGTATGGGCTATTGCAGATATATTAAAAGCCAGTTATGGTGGTAATATGGCGGATAGCAAAATAGATTTACAAGGTTTTTATGACCTTGACGTTATACTAGAAGCTAGGTCGGATTATTTCAACGCTATCTATGACAGAAAAATGAGTTTATGGGAGGCTATCAAATTAGCTTGCCGTGTCGCTCGTTGTGCAGGCATATTGCAAGGTGGAATTTTTAGAATTATTCGCGACCGTGCGCAAACCATACCTGTTGCTATGTTTAGTACAAGAAATATAGTTAAAAACTCATTTAATATTAAATACTCAATGGCGAGTGAGGATACCGTTGATGGGGTTACGGTTGAGTATTTAAATGATAAAACCTGGAAACCTGCAGAGGTATCAACCAACGCGAGTGGTACTACGCCAAGTAATCCGGCAAAGGTGAAGTTATTCGGTTGCACAAGTCGAACACAAGCATTAAGCGAAGCGTTATATTT